TTATAAATTTTATAACTAAATAATATAATTATTATATCATTTTATCGATATAATAATAAAACCTCCTAAGAATATTCTTTAGACATATACTGCCTCTCTACAATAATAAATTCACTATTATCAGCATCAAATACCTTTTCAAGGTACTTTTTAATATCATCATATACCTCATTTGTCTCATACTCTCTACACGTATATATATCCATCGCGCAATAATTTTTTTCAGGAAAAGTATGAATAGAAATATGTGATTCTGATAACATGTATATAATAGTTATTCCTTGTGGGCTAAAAACATGTTCAGCTTTATTCAAAATCGTATATTGATATTTAACACAAATATGATCAAATAGACTTTTTAGCCCTTCTAAACTATTTAATAGTTTATGATTTTTAATGTTTTTAATATCGCATATAAGATGTTTTCCACTAGACATTATTTTATTATAATAAAATTTATTAAATATTAATAAAATAATGTCCGAAGTATCAAATAAATACAAAAGAAGACCAAGCCCTCCTATTCCTGCAAATAATTATTGTAATCAAATCAAACTAGGAAACGATGGTAATATGTATATTTCTCTTCCAGACAAAAACGGTGTATGCAAATGGAAAAGACATATAAAAGAATTATTAAAAAAAGATAATATTTCTCCTTTAGAAAAAAGACAATTCAACAAACATTCAGAATTATCAAAAAAATCTAAAGTTGTATCTAAAAGAAAGTCGTCGGTAGTAAAAAGAAAATCTAAAGTTTCATCCAAAAGAAAGTCGTCGGTAGTAAAAAGAAAATCTAAAGTTGTATCCAAAAGAAAGTCGTCGGTAGTAAAAAGAAAATCTAAAGTTGTATCCAAAAGAAAGTCAGTAAGAAAATCTAAAGTTTCGTCTAAAAGAAAATAAAATTTGTACAAAACTATATTTTAGAATTTTTATAAAATTCTAAAAAATGTAAAATGTAAAATGTAAAAATGTAAAAAATTTTTTAAAAAGTAGGCGTCTAAAAAAAATCCACACACACACATTTGAAATTTTGTAAAAATATTTTTCTAAAATTTTAAAAAATTGTTAATCACGATAACAGTTTCAAAAATGAAAAATCTCTATCTATTTAACATATTTGTTAAATATTTAACAAATATGTTAAATAGTTATAAAAATATAATTTTATATAATAAAATACGTTTAATTAATGTCAAATGAAAAACAAGAATATAAATGTGAATTTTGCTCTAAAGAATTTTCTACAAAAACAAATTTAAATACTCATCAAAAAACAGCTAAATATTGTCTTCAAAAACAAGGTTTAGTATTAAACAATCTTAAATGTGATTATTGTGATAAATCTTTTAGTAAACAGCGTATAAATGAACATTTATTACTTTGTAAAAAACAAAAAGATAGGTATACAGAAGATATTATGAGACAGTATGAAGATTGTAAATTAAAACTTTTAGAAAGAGATGCTCAAATTATTGAAAAAGAAAAACAAATAAAAGAATTAAAAGAAATGTTGGAAAAAGCAAATAATACAATTGCCGAGATTGCTAAACAGCCAAAAATTAACACAACTAATACGACTAATATAAAAGGAAATCAAACAATAAAAAACATTTTATCTGATTATAAAACATACGACGAACAAACGGACTATGATCGTATTATTTCTGTCGCTAAAGATACAGATATGGAGAAATATTTTTGGAGGGGGCAGAAAGGACTAGCTCAATTTTGTGTAGAACATATCGCAAAGACTCATGACGGAAAAATGATTATTTGTTGTACAGATCCTTCAAGAGGACGTTTCAAACATGTAAATGAAAAGAATGAATTATGCGAAGATATCGACGCGCGTACTTTTACTTCAAAAATATCAGAGCCTATTAAAGAAGTCGTTGAAGAAGTACATAATAATATACAAAAAGGAATAGAAGATAAATTAACTGATACTGAATGTGATTCTAATTTTTTATCTTCAAAAAAGAATTTAGCTTTAGAAAAATATATTCAATTAAGAAATATAGATAATATTCATTATAATAAAGAATATAAAAAAGAATTATGCGCATTGTTAAATATATAAACACGAATACACGAATGTAAGATTTACGTAAATCGTGTGCAAAAATATAGAAATAATAAAAACTAGAATGCCAAAACTTTTATCAAATCCTCAATCTTTTAAGAAGGAATGCGATAATGTAGGTGTTACCTATGATCTTTTAATAGAAGCACAAGAGTGTTTAGGGAAACAAGCTTGTTCTAAATTATTCAAAGGAAAATGTTCAAGAGGAGGGGGAAGCAACGCGTCATCAGCAATAGTAGATGATTGGGTTTATACATTAAAATACGCTATTGAAAATCCAGAAGAGAAAGATAAAGATCCTTATAGACCTAGAACAGTAGAACCTCTTGATGGATGGGAAGAGTTTGTTACTTTAGTAAATACTCCAATTGAAAAAGAAGTTTATAGTTCTTGGGAAAATTTATCAGGAAGAAAACTAGGAGAAGAAGTAAGGAAATACGGATTAACAATTGGGACAGCTAATTCTAATGCTATTAAATCTTTATACGAAAGAGCTATGAAGATGGTAGAACGCAGAAGTAAAAATTTTTGGAATAAAAAAGATTCCCTAGATGAAAAAGAAGAATCAAGGAATTTGATTATAATTCTTTGAACATTTTTCAATTGAGAGAAATTTCTAAAGACATCGGGTGTCCTATTTACCAACAAAATAGAGATGAATTAATTTTTAATATCAAAAAAAGAGAAGAAGAATTAAAGAGTATTTCAACAGAAGAAAAAGATGAAAAAGAATATGACGAGATGTCACTTTATTCTCTCAAATTTATGGCTAAAAACAAAGGATTAACTTCATATAATAATTTAAAGAAAGAAGAACTTGTTAAGGCTTTATTAGATTTTGATAAAATCGAAGAAGAAAAAGATAAAATTACATTAGGAGGTGTTGAAGTTTTTACAAGAGAATCAGATGGTTATATTAATGCTACTCAATTATGTAAAGCAGGACAAAAGAAATACAACGACTGGTTTAGATTAGATAAAACACAAGAATTTCTTCGAGAATTGTCGTACGAATTAAAAATTGACATTTTAAACCATAATGAAGAAGAGTTAGGGGTGGCGGGAATTCCCGCCACCCCCCATACAAACGTAAGTTTAATTGAAATTAATCAATATAATGATGCTGATCAGTCAACATGGGTTCATCCTCGTGTGGCAATACATATTGCTCAATGGATTTCTCCTAAATTTGCTGTAAATGTTACAGGATGGATTCATAAACTTTTATCTACTGGAAGTGTAAAGTTAGATAGACCTGTTAAAAGCTTTTCAACTCTTACGGAAATTGATATTGAAGCTGAAAAAATGGAAAATGAAGTAAAGATTTCTGAGTATACTAATGACGCTGTAATTTATTGTGCTTATATTGGTAATGGATTGGTAAAGATTGGTTTTACTGATTCTAATCTTATTAAGAGAAATAAAAAACATATGTCAAGTGAGTCTTTATATCCTCAGTGGAGAATGATTAAGTTATTTAGAGTATCAGGAAAAAATATAGAGAAAATGTTACATGATTTTTTGAAACATTATAATATTGACTTTTTTAACCAAAAAGAAGTTTATAAGCCTCCTAAAAATCTTGATGATTTTATTTGTGAAATAGACGATTTTCTAAAAGATAATGATTTAAAAATGACAATTAAGATTCTACAAAAAGAAAATATGGATTTGAAACTTGAAAATATGAAACTAAAACTTCTTCTCAAATAACAGTAATAAAAATGATTTTAATTCTTTATTCTTCAAAGTAAAAAATAAAGAATATGGATTCAGAAAATGAAGCAGAATATAAAAGAATAATTATTAGCTTATTGTGTGATGAAAAATATGAAAATGAAATATTTATACTTAAAGTTCCAACTCTTTATTTACTCAACGAGAAATGTAAATTCAAAAGAATGTCTTCTATAGATAAAATAAAATTTGTATCTGATAATCATAAATATAATATTAAAAATTGTGTTGTTATTTTAAGGAATCTTATAGAAAATCTAAAGATTATAATTTGCATGTTATGATTTATGATAGTAAATTGAAGTTGAGTTACTTTAATTTTTTAAAAAATGAAGAAATTCCTGTAAATCTTTTATTATTAAATAAACAGAAGGATATGTTTGGATGAACTCTGTTCAAGTAATTATATATTGTTTTTGAAAGCAATATATATTTTGTATTTGTTTTTTGTAATTTTTGTAATTTTTGTAAAATGGTTTTTGAAGCATATAAATGCTTTATAAAACTGGAAATCCAAGTGCCAATAGTACCAACGTTTTCGCGTTGGAGTAGACTATATCTTAAGGATTTAAATAAATCCCAACTACCGTTTAGTCGTTGAACCTTTTCCTTTCTTATTTTTTGATAAGTTAAGGACTTGGCTGCTGATTGCCCAATCTTTTGGATTATTACGATGACAACGCCATTACGCGAAGTTCTCACTTTTTGTTTCCAAAAAGGAGTCGTACCAAAAGCTCTAAGGGGTTTCCAGCAATTTGATAGTTTTGCCGACTTTTTGTCGACTAGCGAGTTATATACACATATATGTGGTAATATCTTACACTGTTTTTCTATCCACGAGATATTACATCGTAGATAGCAGCTCACTGTTGGAGGCACAATTTTGGGTTTACCTCCGCTTATTCTGATAATATTATTATTTACAGCGGTAGTTACGAAGCAATATTTAGCGCCGTAACCGGGGGTGACAGTGCCCTGTAGAGGGGCGACTGGTAGTTTGTAGGATTGGTTGCCGGCAAATACACCACCTGAAGCGACAGCTTGGGGTTGTAAAGAACTGACAGCATCAGCCGATCCTTGAGGGACAATTGACACGTTGGTTAATTTGCCGTAATTGGTCGATCCCATTGGATCAATTGCGAAGAAATCTAGAGAATATGAATAGAGGTGATATCCAGTCTCTAGTGGGATAACTGGGGCATGGTACCATGGGTTGACTAGAGAGAAGTAATCAGAGCCCATTTGGTATAGACGTTGAGTGTTCTCGTAGATGAGAGAGGTTGATGCAATTGGATCAGCACCAGAGTTAAAGTCAACGACGCCAAACATAGCGTTATCAACTGATACGCAATCGACTGGGCCAAGTGGTAATTGTTGGCTGGTAGTGTAGTTGGACCAGGCGGCTGGGTTGGTGATGTTGCGAGCAGCCCAGAATAGAGCCTTGATGGCATGTGAAAAACGAATGTCGATTGGGGTTGAGGTAGTTGGGTTGTAGTTTTGTACTGGGGCGGTTTGGACTTGTTCGATGAGGATATCACGAGGGGCGCAAGCCATCTTCTTACGCTCATCGTTTGATACAATGGCATAGTTAGCCCATACATTGACTGGACCCATGACTGAATCCATGCTGCTGGCAAGATCTGATTGAACAGCTGGGCGTGATGACCAGAAACCGCAATCGCCTGATTGAGGATCTTGATCAGGGAGGGCGGTGTAAGTGTCAACGATGAGTAAATCAGATAAGTTGCGGAAGGCAAAGTTGATTCTCATTTCGTTGTATGGTAAAGCAGCAGTTGGTAGAGCTAGACCAGAATCACGTGAGAAGAAGAATGGTAGTGGGAGGTTTAGAGTGGCTGAAGGTAGAACTTGTTGACCTTGAGCGTTAACATTGACAGCACCAGTAGCACCGTTGATGTCGTTGTTTGGTCCTCCTAAGCATTGGTTTAATGATGGGAAGGCAATGGCGACTGGGTTAACTAGAGCATCAACGTTACCAATCATATTGTTGTAACCGTTGCGCTTTCCAGCTGGGACAGTGAAAGCGCTCCAGAAATCGAGATGGTAGCTGTCAAAGCGAGCAGCGACTAAATCGTTAAAGGTAATAGCACACTCTTGAATAACGTTGTGCATAAAGTTGCGAGACCAACGTAGAACATGGTTGCCATCTTGGGCGCCTGATGGGTTGGCACCGTTGCAACTAGCAGCACCGCCGACGGTGGCGTTGGCGGTAGCAGCAGTTACAGCGTTTAGGGTTAGACGTAGCCAAGTGTATAATAGGTAATCACCGGCACGTGAAATTGATACAGACCATTGTTGACCAAATCCTGGTTGACCTGAGCGAGAGCTTAGGCAAACTGGGACTTGAGTGAACCAAGTGGCCTTGCGGATTTCGCGAACGAAATAGGCAACAGCATCAGGGCCACCGTACAAGTATTTCTCTTGTTCGTCATAAGTGGCAAGATCGATAAAACCGGATGTTAAGTTGGATGTGCATATAGACATTTTTATTATAGACGAGATTTTTTTTTTAAATTTATATAAAAATTTATCGTCTAAATTTATTTTTTTTATAAAAAAATTATCAAGTTAAAAGGATATTAAATTAAAATGACAAGATGGAAATAGATATTTTTAATATTGATAAAAAAATAAGAGATATGTGGTTAAAAAAACTAGATGATATAAAAGATATAGATTGTCAAATAAATGATTTAAATTCTATCATAGAAAGTGATGAAAAAACTTTATCTATTCATGTGCAACGCGATATTAAAGAAAAAATAAATGGATTAAATGAACTTAAAAATAAAATACAAGAAGATATAAAAAATATCCATTTTTATACAATAGATTTTTCTGAAATGATAGAATCTAATAAATCATTGACTCCTAAAAAAATATCTTTTATGGGAAAACCTCAACAATCTTCGAAAGATAGTAATGTATCAAAAATATTTTTAGATATACTCAAAAAATATAATATTGAATGTAAAGAATTGGAAGATTTAGTTACAAAAGTTAAAAAGAAAGAAAAAAAAGTATGTTCATGCGGAAACCAAACTTTTGTTATTCAATTTGATCAAAATATAGAAATATGTGAGAACTGTGGAAAACAAGAAGAAAAATCTTACAAATCTATAAGTTATAAAGATATCTCTAGAATTAACATGTCTAGTAAATATACATATGAACGAAGAATACATTTTAAAGATTGTATGAATCAATATCAAGGAAAACAAAATGCTTCTATAGACGATTGTGTATATGCTCAATTAGAAGATGAATTTGACCGCCATGGTTTATTAGTAGGAGATAATACAATGCCTAAAAAAGTTCGTTTTCAAAATATAACTAAAGATCATATTCTCTTGTTTTTAAAAGAAACTGGCCATTCAAAACATTATGAAGATGTGGTTCTTATCTATCATAAGATGACAGGAAAATCAGTAGATGATATATCTTATCTTGAAAATAAACTAATGGAAGACTTTGATAAAATATCAAATTTATATGACAAAAAATATAAATTTACAGGCAAAATTGACAGAAAGAGCTTTATCAATACTCAATATATATTATTTCAGTTGTTAAGAAGACATAAATATCCCTGTAAAAAGGAAGATTTTAATATGTTAAAAACTTTAGATAGAAAAAGTTTTCATGATGAAATTGTTAAAGATCTTTTTGAAACACTGAATTTTAATTTTACCCCTATATTTTGATTTATTTTTATAAAATTGATATTTTTATATATATTTGATATATTTTATATGCCAAATCATGATTATTTCAGCAAAGTCTCTTTCGGGTGAATATGTCTCCATCGATATTCCTGATAATTCTTTTATAGAGAAAGAATTCGAAAGAAAATACAAAGAGATTTATATTGATCGTAAATTACAGCCATTTGTATCTGTAAAACTTTTTTACGATAATGAAATAAAAGAATGGTCGTTTTTGGTAAATAAACATAATATTGCCGTGTGTCTTGAAGATTATAAAGATTCATGGTTGAGTCTTTCTTTAAATCCCCATCCATATATTATAGAGATGTTTGAAGAATTAGATGAAAAAGAGAGATTTGATTACATATATAAATCTTTATCAAGAAATCCAGTAGCAATTGATTTTTTTCTTAAAAATCCAAATAAGATATCTTGGAATGATATGTTAAGATATAACATTGATGATTATAGAGTAGGCGAAATAATTCATCTTTATAAAAATCCTGATCAAATTGCTACTATGAATTTGATCATTAAATACTCACCTGATGCTTATGATTTTATTTTTAGAACTTCAAATTATGATCAAATTGACTGGAATGGTTTTCTTAAAAATAAACATATAAAACCAGAATGGGTTCAATATATCATCGATAATAAACCGTGTGTATGGGGAGAAAATATTGGATATGATGACGACGGTCGTAGTATTGTAATTGGAGAATATAATTATATTTTTAAGTTAAGAAAAAAACATTGGAAACGATTGTCAAAAATGCCTATTATGATTCCTTTATTGAAAAAGAATATTGATAAGATTTGTTGGAAAGAGTTTTGCGAGAATCCTTGTAAAGAGGCAATTGACATGTTAAGAGAGCGAGTTGATAAAGTAATTGTATCAGCATTGTGTAATAATCATTCAAGTGACGCAATGTTATTTCTTCAAGAAATCAATCCTGAATTGAATATCAATAAAAAGTCGTGGTCTGCTTTATGTAGGAATTCTTTTGCTATTGATATTTTCAATATTATTGAAAGATACAAACATAGTATTAAATATATACAATTATCTAAGAATACAGATGAGAAGGCTATTTCTATGATTAAAAAACATTTTTCTATTTCTACTTTATCTAGAAATTACAAAAAAGAGATATTTAAGAACCTAATTGCGAATAACAACGCGGGATTGTTAGTTCTAGAATTATTTGAGAACGAAGAATATAAAGATATA